GGAGTCCAACGGACAGCCACGGATGCGGTGATCCAGGAGGCTTCAGAATCGTCGGTGCTGGCCTCAGCTGCAAACAACGTCAGCTCCGCCTACACAACAGCTCTGGGGTACATCCAGGCCTTCCGGGGGATCGAATTTGACCCAGGTGAACTCTACTATGAGCTTTCCAGCGACTTTGACATCCACAGGCTCACCCCGCAAGGGCAGCAGCAGATGGTCGCCAACTGGATGTCCGGAGCAATCACCGACTCAGAACTCCGGGACCAGTTCCTCAAAGCTGGTATTGCGACCGAGGACTTCGACACCTGGAAAACAGTCCAAGACACAAACGCTTTGAACACAGGACTCGGCAGCGGAGCCGGCGTTGAGGATGAACCTGAAGAATGAAGAACTCTGACAGCCTAATCGAGATTGCAACCCGCCACCAGGTCTACCTGGAGCGGCTCAAGACTCAGCAAGCTCGCAACTTCACACTTGTCCTGAAGGACCTGGAGAAAGCGATCACTGAAGTCCTGGCGCCGTTATCTGGCCGGGTTGATTCTCTCGGCAAGAGCCAGCTGAATAGGGTGCTCAAGGACCTCCGGACCGCGCAGTCGGCTATCTTGTTAAGAAACGAAGCAGCCTTCCTGACGGAGCTCCGGAGGATTGCCGGCTACGAGGCCGAGTTTGAAGCCAGGGCCCTGGAGAACGTGCTCAAGCAGAACTTTGCCCAGAAGAAGATCAAGATCCCAGCCGGTGAGGCAGCATTCAGTGCTGCGGTCAAAGCCCCACTGAGCGCCACAGGGGAGCTCCTCGAGCCTTTCATCCGGAAGTGGTCAAACAACCAGGTTCAGGGAATCGACAACGCTGTCCGCCGTGCCTGGTCAGAAGGTCGGACCACTCAGCAGTTAATGCAAGAGATCCGGGGCACTAAAGCTCTGAAGTTTAAAGACGGGATCCTCCGAGGGACTTCTCGCAGGCAAGCAGAAGCAGTTGCCAGGACGGCAGTGCAGCACGTCGCCTCTCGAGCCAGGATGTCCACCTGGGAGCGCAATCCTGATGTCGTTCAGCGATACAAATACATTGCCACCCTGGACGGCAGAACAACTGTCCGGTGCCGGTCCCTGGACGGTCAGACTTTCGAAGTAGGCCGTGGGCCCAACCCCCCAATCCACATCAATTGCCGGTCCACCACAGTAGCCGTCCTGGAGAAAGAATTTGAGTTCCTGGAAGAGGGGCAAACCAGAGCCAGCAAGAATGGACAAGTCCCAGCGAACCAGACCTACTACCAATGGCTGAAGCGCCAGCCTCGGGCTTTCCAGAATGATGTCCTTGGGCCAACCAGGGGCAAGCTGTTTCGGGAGGGCGGTCTCAGTGCCGACCGGTTTGCCAAAATGAACCTGGACCGAAACTTTCAACCTTTAACCCTGGACGAGATGGAGCTCAAAGAGCCGAATGCCTTTGCCAGGGCCGATGTCTGATTGCACTCTGCGATCACCAACCCGAAAACAAAACAAAACAAACCATAGGAGGTTCCTATTATGAAACTAAAGAAATTGCTCACAACGCTCGACGGTGTCGACGAAAAATATCATGATCTCTATGAGAAGCAAGCTGACGGCAAATTCCACTTGGCTGTGGAAGATGACGACACTGCAGCCCTCAAGTCTGCCAAGGACCACGAGAAAGCTCAGCGCAAACTCGTAGAGACTCAACTCAAGGAGGTCCAGGATAAACTGGACGCCGCTGAAGCAGCCAAGAAGAAGAAGAAAGACGACGACGCCCGGAGTACTGGTGACGTCGAAGCTCTCGAGAAATCCTGGCAGGAAAAATTTGACAAGCAAAAGGCTGACAATGCAGCAGAGACCGCCCGCCTCACTAAGGCCCTCCAGGGCGAAAAGGTTGAAGGTGTTGCCCAAGCGATGGCCACAAAACTGGCCGGCAAAAACGCTCTCCTGATTCTCCCCCACATCGAGCGCCGGCTTAAGGTAGAGATTGGCACTGACGGCGCCAAGACCCGCGTTCTGGACGCAGCTGGAGTCCCTTCAGCGTTGACCGTGAAAGAACTTGAAGAAGAGTTCTTTACAAATCCGCTCTTTGAGTCCATTATTCTGGGGAGTGAAGCTAACGGGAGCGGTGCGAACGGAGGCCAAAACAGCGGTGCTGGAAAGAAGAAGTTCTCTGACGCGTCACCCGCTGAGAAGGTAACCTACAAGAAAAAGAATGGTTCTGAGGCTTACCAACGATGGCGGGATGCCGGGAAAAAGAGCTAAGTCTCGCCCATTGCAAAATCTATTCATCCACAAACCAACTAACATAAAAAATTATGTCCGTAAAACTAGCAGACGTCATTGACGTAGAGGTCTATCAAGACCTTCCCGCAGTTAACTCTCCCGAGAAAACTGCTTTCTTCGAATCCGGTATTGTAACGCGCTCCAGTGAAATGGACACGTTCGCTAACGGTCCCTCTCAGACTGGCACACTTCCTTTCTGGAATGACATTGATGCAGACATCGAACCGAATTACTCGGACGACTCTGACACTGATGCGACTCCTGGCAAGGTTGCGCAGGACAGCCAAGCCTACAGCATCGCCTACCTGAATAACGGTTGGGCTGCTAAGGATCTTGTCAACGAACTCTCGATGGGTTCAGAAGCTTTGCAGCACGTCAAGAACCGCGTCGACACTTACTGGACGAAGCAATGGCAACGTCGCTTGATCGCTTCGGCTCAAGGCATCCTTGCGGACAACGTAGCAAACGACTCTGGCGACATGGTCTACACTGCCTACTCTGACGTGGCCTCCCCAACGTCGACCAACAAGTTCTCTTTGACGAACTTCAACTCCGCAGTGATTGGCACTCTCGGTGACGCCTTCGAAGGTGTGAGCGTAATCGCAATGCACTCCGCGGTCTACCACACAATGGTGGACGGCAATGGTGCTGAGGACGTTCGTGACAGCGAAGGCACTCTGCTCTATCGCTCCTACCAGGGACACCGCATCGTTATCGATGACAGCCTCCCAGTCACAACCGGGACAAACACGGACAAGTATCTCTGCGTGATCTTCGGAGCAAGCGCCTTTGCTTACGGCGAGGGTTCTCCTTCGGTTCCTTTCGCGGTCGCCCGCAAGGAAGAAACCGGCAAAGGTGGTGGCGAAGAAACCTTCTGGACTCGCAACACCTGGTTGCTGCACCCATCGGGCTTCAAGCACGAAGGGACCCCTGGAGGTCAGTCCTTCTCTCTTGCAGAGCTTCGTCTCGCGGCCCAATGGGATCGCGTCGTAGAGCGCAAAAATGTGCCGATTGCCTTCCTTGAAGTCAACGCCGGCTAAAACCCTTTTGGGGGAAGTTGAGAAACCCTGAAGCCTGAGTTGAGCGACTTGGGCTTTAGGGTGACTCTTAACTCCTCTGAACTAACCAAACTTTTCCCAATATGAAAAGAAACAAATTCGGATGCCCTTTAGGCATCGTCCTCACACCCGGTGAGTCTACCAAGCTTTTGCACGCTCGCCGTGCTGATGCCCGGAAGGACCTCACCAACAAGCACCTGGAAGAGGTCAAAACCTTTTTCTTGAAGCAATACCCGGACCCGAAGAAAGTCAAAGCTGATGCTGCTGCAGACGCCGACGATCTCCTCGGAGAACCAACCCTGGACGAGATGAAAGAAGCTCTTCAGGTCTCAGGTGAGACTGTTTCGCCGAGCGCGAAACCGGCCACTATCAAGAAGAAGTATGCAGCTATGAACGCTGCAGAAGCAGGAGAATAAAATCATGGCCCTCGTTATCGAAGATGGAACAATTGTAGCCGAAGCAAATAGCTACGTGACTGTTGAAGAGGCGAGGGCCTTTGCTTTACTGCGGGGGGTGATCCTCTCCGCTGTCGACGCCGATGTTGAGATTCTCATCATCGAAGCCATGGACTATGTTGAAGCTAAAGGCTCCAAGTTCAAGGGGATGAAATACACGCGGGACCAGGATCTCCAGTGGCCTCGATCAGGTGCTACTGTTGACGGCTACACGGTCCCCGCCACGGAGATCCCAACCGATCTCACTAATGCTGTCAATCAATTGGTGATTGACGGCCAGGATGAGACCTTACAGCCAACCGGTGCGGGCCAGGAAATCCTGAAGGAAGAGGTTGGGCCGATCAAGATCGAGTATGCCGAAAGAGGCTCCTCCACAGTTTCCGCCAGGTTCAACAAGGCTGAGGCATTCCTCAAGCCGGTTCTACGGGGTTCCTTAGCCCAGGCTAATGTCTACCGGGGGTAGAGCTTTATGGCTACTTTTAATTACAACAAGACCGCGGATACAGCACTCCGACTTCTCACCAAGTTTGGACGTGCCGTCATTCTCGCTCGCCGCACTGGGACCTATGATCCGGTTGCTGGGTCGACCACAGGAGGCTCGGAGGCTCAGTCTCCAGCAACTGTAGTAAACCTGCCGGCGTCTCAGTCTATCAACCAGAAGTTCCAAAACACCTTCCTGGAAGCAAGCCAGAAAGGGCAAATCGATTTCTACCTGGTCGCTGCCAAGGGGCTGACATTCGCCCCAGAAGGCGGAGACTTACTCCTCATCGACGGCTCCTACCAGGATGTGAAAGGAGCGACTGAGTTGTCACCCTCAGGGACTCCTGTTCTTTACTGGATTGCAACCTCAACCGGGGGGACCCAGTAATGGCTGACTTCGCAATCCAGGTTTCCAAATGGGGTCACAAAGCCCTGAACGACTTTGAGCGGATTCGGGGGCGCGCAATTGTGGCTCTGTTTTCCTCAGTCATTCTAGGCAGTCCTGTGGACACTGGACGGATGCGAGGCAACTGGCAGATCAGCTCGAGGGTTCCAGCGTCTGGCACAGTTGACGTGGTCGACCAGTCCGGCAAAGCCACCATCCGCAAGGTCGAGGACTTTGTGAAGCAGGGCCTCCTTGATAAGGATCAAGTGACCTACCTGACAAACAATCTTCCGTATTCCTACAGCATAGAGTTTGGCGGTTACTCGGGCCCAACCGAGAAAGTCCGCGGCGACGGGTTCCTCAAGCAAGCACCAAAAGGAATGGTGCGGGAGAACACTCTCAGAATCTCAAATTTACTAAAGAACCGTTATGGCTGATTCAGATGTCAGAAAAGCACTCGTGACCGCAGCCCTGGCTTTCTTCGTGGCGCAAGGCCTGGACACTGACACCCAGGTCTCCTGGGAAAACAAGGTTTTTGACCCCAGGGGCTTAGAGCTCTGGGCTGCTTGCTACTCCCAGAAAGCTGGGCCTTCAGAGGTCAGCACCCTGGGCCTGGGTGGGCGAGACCGGGAAGTCGGTTTCCTGCAGATCGATGTCAACGTGCCCCGAGATACTGGCGAGGAAGTCGGTGACACCTGGTGGGATGCAGCCAGAGCATATTTTGTGAAGGGCAAGAGCTTTACTTATGGGGTTCAGACCGTCACTATTCAAAACATCGGATCGGCCAACGGCCGTCTGGTAGACACCTGGTGGCGAGAGACCTTCACTATCTCCTACCGCTCAGATCTAACCCGCAATCCAAGCCTATAAAATTATGTCAAACACATCATCAGCACGGCACAACGCCTACTACGTCGCAGAGGCCACTTACGGCACCACCCCGGTGGCTAGCCCCGAACTTACCGATCTCCGTCACACGGGATTTGGTCTCGCAATCACCAAGAACTCGACAGCCAGTGAGGAGCTTCACGCCGATCGCCAGACCCGTGACTTCAAACATGGCACACGTGCAGTCGGCGGGGACATCGGGATCGAGCTCTCCGCCACCTCCCTGGACGACTTCCTGGAAGCTTCGCTTCTTGGCGATTGGGTGGCAGACGTTCTCCTTGCAGGTGTTCAGCGTCGCTCCTTCTCTGTGCTGCGTCACTTCACTGACCAGGTCGCTGCGGACAAGCCCTATCACCTGTTTACAGGATGTGAGTGCAACACCTTCAACCTGAATGTCCCCGCTGATGGTATCGTCACCGGAGCTTTCGGCATGATTGGCCAGAACGAGACACTCAACCAGGACTTGTCAGCACTGGGCACTCCAACCTTCACGGATCCAACAACCACCGAGGTCTTCGACAGCTTCACTGGCACGGTGAAAGAGGGCGGCGTGACCATTGCGATCATCTCCGAGATTGTGCTCTCCCTTTCCAATGGGATCGCTACCCGCTACGCAGTCGGATCAGATGAGACCTTGGAGCCTTCAATCGGCAAATCCAACCTCACTGGATCGATCACCGCCTACTTCGAGAACGCAGACCTTATCGAAAAGTTTCTCGACGAGACACCTTCGAGCCTGGAGTTCTCTCTGGTCGACGCAGCCGGCAACTCTTACACCTTCCTGATCCCCAAGATCAAATACACTGGAGGCCAACCAGACGCGACCGGCGAAGACTCTATCCCGTTGAGCATGCCATTCCAGGCTATTTTCGACGAGACTGAAGCCAGCAACATCAAGATCACCCGCACCCTGGTGTAAAGCCTTCGCACTTCCTCCCAAAATCCAAAACCAATAGCTCAAAATGACCGACCAGAAAAAACCAGAAATGTCCGCCTTCCATTCCCGCTCCAAAGCGAATGAGGGGGTGAAGCATTTCCTCGCCTTCCCGGATGGCACTCTCAGCGATGAGTTTGTCGTCATCCGGGGGATGGACAGTGACGCCTTCCGGACTGCCCAGGACTCCTCCAACTTCGACTTGATGATCCAGATCCGCAAAGAGCAAGAAGCTCTAATTGCAGACCCAAAGAGTCAACCGAGCAAGGAGTTCCGGGCCCTGAACAAGCTGAAGCTCATCTCAGCCCTGGTTTCTGATTGGTCTTTTGAGAAGGAATGCAGCCAGGAGAATGTGCAGGAGTTCCTCAAGGAATCCCCACACATCTGTGATGCTGTTGACCGCCTCGCTTCAGACCGTAAGCGTTTTTTCAACAAGCCCTCAGCGGACTCTTAGCTTTCGCTAAGGTAGAGTTCAAACTCTGCCGGGTTCCTGAGGGCTCGAAAGCGTCCCAACGTAAACATCTAAACCAAATATGGAAAACCACCGGGAAGAAACCTAAGCTCCTAGCCGAACAACCTGAACTCCCTGAGGAGTGCCGATACCTTTGGATCGCCTATTGCGAGCTTAGCGGATCAGGCGCTCTGACCTACGGAGAGATCCGGGATTGGGCAGAACTCACCAAGAGAACTGTCACACCCGGGGAGGTTGAAGCCCTTAGAACTTTGGACCGGTTAAACCAGGAGACCACCTAAATGCCAAAAGAAGTCGCCAGTCTTACCCTCGCAGTCAAATCCGATGCAGTCGCAAGAGCCTCGGATCGGTTGACCAAATTCGACCAGAAGGCGACCAAGGCGGGCAACTCAGCGAGGGTCCTCAAAGCGTCCTCGGCTTCGGCGTCTGCATCGATGCTCTCGATGGCCGCTGCTGCCGGAGCCGCCTTTGTAGCTTTCCGGGTCCTATCTGGAGGCCTCAAAAAGGGGATCGCTGTCAACATGCAGTTCGAGGAATCCATGTCCTCAGTTGAAGCCGTCACCCGGGCGACCGATACTCAGATGCTGAAGCTCACCGCTACAGCCCGGAAGCTTGGAGCGACAACCAGGTTCTCGGCTTCGGAAGCAGCTGAGGGGATGAAGTTCCTAGGCCAAGCTGGATTCGAGACCAATGAGATTGTCCAA